TTTTCTTTTGACGCGATCTGATATAAAGGTTTTGTCTGTAGAAAATTTGATAACTTTGCCATTACAGAACCATATATGTTCCTGCTCTTTAGGTAGAATGTTCATGTCGTTTCCGGTAGATAAAACTTTGTTAGCGTGTTTTAGAGCGGCGGTGGTTCCTGTGTCATACCAACTAAATTCCTTCCCTTTTAACAATCCACTCTCTGCCATTGCGGACAGCGAAAAAGATTCTCCCTGATTCTTCGTACCATTTTCCAAAGCCAATCTCATTCTATCCCAAAATATCTTATAATCTTTGATGCCACAGATACCTATATATGATGGTGCTTCTGTATGTATTCCCTTTTCCTCAACTTTGCTAACCAACTGATTATCCCAGGAATCAAACACTATCGATCTATAATCCTGGCCAGCAGGCACTGAAGCATATCCTATCCAGTTGTGGTCTGGCGGCGGTACGCTTTCTTCTACTATGGCGTCGTTCGTGAAAAAGATAAATGGACATTGGAGCATTTGTTCATAATCGCACAGGTCTGATGTTAAACCATTCCTGTTCGCCCAAACGAAGGTGAATTTTCTTTCTGGATAAGCTAATTCTAGAAATTCTTTAACTAACTCCCCCTTGTATCCTAGGTCAATTATAATATCAACATCTTTACTAAATTTCTCTATTATATAAGACAAGATTGGTTTGTTCGCCACCGGAACTAATGTCTTGTTAACATGGTCGCAGTGATTACCAAGTCTGGACCCAACGCCTGCTGTCGGTATTATAACTTTGTATTTTTTATTCTCTGCCATAATCATCCTCCACTCTAACTACATCGTCATTTTCAGGAGTTGATGCTTCTAGATATACTGTATCTTCAAGGCCTTCCATCCTGTGAATAGTCCCGGCATGTATTGTGTATGAGTCCCCAGGAGACAACGTGATTGTATTTTTGTCACAGGTTAGCAACAGTAGGCCACTTAAAACATATACGGTTTCTGTTTTATGTACATGGTATTGTAAACTGCACCGAGCATCTTTGTTCATATATAATTTTTTAACCATATATTTTTCCTGAACAGTAATTAGAATTTCTTTGCCCCAAGGTTTTTCCGTTATCAACATAATTCTACCCCATAGAAAATAAATAATGTTCAATTAATAGCCACATATACTGCTGAATGGCTTTTTTTGTAGCCCAATTTCTTTCTAATAATTTCTTCATCAAACGCCTATATTCATCATCGGCAAAATGATAATGACCAGCCAACATAAGCTGTTCCATTTCGTCTTGGGAATTTGACCACTTCTTCCAATTTCCAGATCGAACAACCAATTCCTTAAATGGTTCTATGTCTATACCATAAATAAGCGATTGTAATATAGTCGTTTCTGTTTGTATTACACCAAGTTGTGGCGCTATGTTGAATGCATCAACAATTCCATTTCTCTCTTTTATTTGTTTTTCATTGAGATAGTCTGCATTGTGTTCTTTTAACTTAGCTCCATTTTCGTGCAATGCTTGGGCCATACTTTTTGCTAAATTTCTGTTAAAAGTTCCAGAGTTTTTATATCTAGAAACTAAACTTCCGGTTTGCACGACATAGAATATTGGGTTTGCTATTTCTTGACAAGACTTTAGGTCTGAGACTATTCTGTCTACATTATCTTCCGGAATTCCAACGTTTTCGTCTGTTCCAATCTCAAACAATACGTCTGATCTTATATCTATCGCATAAGACATCATTTCTTTTGTCAATGAAAGTCTTTGTTTGTGAGAATCGCATTTAGCTTTGCACAAATCTATATGTATCAAATCGAATCCATGTTCCAGGTCGTTTTTTATGGTTTTTTTTGTAGCTTCAAGATCATTGATGTTTTCCCATTTTGGACCAAAGCCAGGCCCACAGTGGTCCCTACAAATAAGCACTTGTGATCTAGGGAATTTTCTTCGTAGTTTCTCGACCATTTCCATATATTCAGATGTCGTACAAACATATCCACTGTCGGTATCTATCTGATTGCGAGAAGCTATCAACATTAATGGCTTATTGAAATTGTGAGAATATTTAAAGACAGATTCTATAATCTCGGCACTCATTGGTCCTATTGCAAGGTTATATGTCAACGTTTTTCATTCCTTTGTTTCTTTTAAGGTTAAATGCAACTGCCATTTTTTCTTTTGACTTAGGTTTGATATCGTTAATGATTATTCTTTGTCCTCTTGGTAAATTCATAATTAATTGATTATAGAACAAGCCAAATTTACACAATTCTTTTTCTGTAAAATTTCTTAGACTTTCTGGTCTTCCAGTCGTTAGAATTATTGTGTATCCTTGATTGTGCCATTCGTAGAACTTTTCTTGGACTCCAGGTAATATGCTTGCCTCTTCTGACATTATTTGTTTTATATTTCCATAATGATAAAAAACGCACCCATCTATATCACAGAATATTGTTTTCATGTGTGTCGCATGGTTAATCTTCTCCATCCAAAACTCCTTCATCTATTTCAAGTATAGCTTCTTTGCCGTTTATCAAATCTTCTGCTGTCATGATTTTATCAAGAGCCACTACCCCTAAGAAATCGAACTTAACAGCGCCAACACTTTCAGCGCTTCCCATTTCTAAACCAACTACTCTACTCTTGCTTTTTGGATCATAGACCAATGGGGATAATTCCTCTATAGGTCTGTCGGCTATTACTATTCCAGCGGCGTGTTTTGATTGGGATTTTTTTGTTCCTTCTATTCTCATTGCTTGATCGAATAATGGTTTATACCATTTATATGCGTTTTGGACTTGTTCCACGTTGTGAATCGCCCATTGTAAGATACCATAGTCATCTCCATGATCTTCTCTGGCTCCGTTTAATTCGTCGGCGATAGATGCTTCGTCTGGTATGTATTTAGTTATTTCGTTACACAAATCATGGGGTGTAATATTAATCTCTTGTGTGTCTTTGCCTTCCTTTAAGGCCTTTACTTTCATTAAATGCTGTACTGTCCCGGGCTGAGTCCTGAACACTTCTTTTAACGCAGCCTTCCCTTGCAATCTGCCGAAAGTTATCATCTGAGCAACGTACTGACTCCCCCATCTTTCTTTGAGATATGAAATGACCTTTTCTCTGAATAGAACTCCTATGTCCGTATCAATATCAGGCAAGCTTATATGTCCGTCATGTGTGATAACATCTTTGTTTTCTATCAATTCGTTTCTACCAGCCAGAGTTATTCCCAGCCCGAATGCCAAATGAGAATTGGATTTATTTTCTGCTGGCTTCGCTTTTATCATATCATTAAGATACATCCACATCTTGGGATTATTTTTATCTATCCATTCTACTTCTTGTCTCATTTTTGTGGTAAATTTTATGTTATTATTTTGTATCCTTCTGGCAAGGTGTTTGCTGACCGTTTTTCTTTCCTCTCCTATGTCTCTGGTGTGAAACAATTCAAAATTTTCAGACATCCACGACATAAAATCTGTCTGTCCAACATTGAAATGCGGAGGAACATTTCTGCTCATATTGTAAAATCGTTCAAAAAACAGTCCATATTCTAGAGGATCAATCCCGGTAATACCCGTCAAAAAGTTGACAAGAGAACCAGCGCCAGACCCTCTGCCATGGCCTCTTGGTCCTTTGTGTTTATCCACGAAATTGCATACATCCCAAACAATTAAAAAATAGTCAGCAAGACCGGCCTCATTGATAACGATCAACTCCTTTTGTAGTCTTTCCCAATATTCTTGCTTCATTTTTGGACTAAGGTGTTGTAGTTTTTTCTTTGCTCCTTCGATACATAGATATTTCAAATAATCACGAGAATTCATTTTAAGTTTTTCAGATTCTTCATTCGTGAATTTTGGAAGATAAGGATTATGCCCTATAGAAGAATAATGTATTTGATCCGCTATGTCTACGGAAGCCTGTAATTCTTCTGGAGTGAATTTTTCTAGCATTTCTTCATATGTCGGTATATAGTAGTTGTCTGAGACAAAAAAGTCCATACCGTCAAAGCCATCCATCCTTTTCTTGTCTTGCTCTTCTTTCGTTGTGTGTAATTGAGCACACAGTAAAATTCTTTGATCTTCTGCATCTTCTTTCCTGGCGTAATGAGCGTCTATCGTAGCTACGGTTGTTATCCCCAATTCTTTACCGAGTTCTCTTAAGCAGTCTGTAACCACACTTTGAATATCCATTCCCTCTTCTTGTATCTCTAAATAATAATTCTCTCTGCCGAAAATACTTATATGTTGTTCGATTATAGATTTTGCAACTTCTTTCCAATTTGGCTTAAGATAGGCCCTTACCTGTTCTTTATGTGTTCCATGTTGACTTACTTGAGCGGCTTCTTTAAAATCTGTAAAAAGATTTACTGGTAATTGACCTCCGATACAGGCAGAAAGACAAATCAAATTACCGTTTTTTGCAAACGGTCTGATGCCTTCTAAGTGTATTCTTGGCTTTGTATAAAAATAATCTGGTCTGTTCGTCTCACTTATCAATCCCATCAGGTCTTTTATACCATCATCGTTTTTAGCCAATACTATAAGGTGGTATCTTTTTCTGTTTGTTGTCTTTTTTATAGACGCATCTTCTTCGCATATATATAATTCAACTCCAATGATTGGTTTGATGCCGTCCTTTTTCGCTGTATCGTAAAAAATTTTCATACCAGCTATATTCCCATGATCAGTAAGAGCGCATCCCGGCAGACCTATGTCTACGCATCTGTCTACGATATCTTTTGGAGAAGATAATCCGTCTAATAACGAATAGTAACTATGGCAATGTAATGGTACGTACGATTTTTTACTCATGGATTTCGCCTTTCTTGGCTTTGCTTATTCTTTTATGTTCCAGTAGTAGTTCGAGATATCTATCATGATCTTCATTCTTTATGTCTCCGAATATATTTTCAACTACAGAAGGAGGATACCCATACGTAGCGTGCAAGACGAACAAATCATTAGGTGTCGGGTGTGTTCTCTTGACTTTATTCATATATTTGCAGATATTCCTTTGTGATTCCTTCAACATCTTTAAACACATTTCTTCTTCTTCCCTCAGAGCATTGGAAACAAAGATAGTATTACTTATTGCTTCTCTCTCATCCGTTGATATAGCTACAAAAATACGTCTATCTGATTCGTTGGTCGTGATAAGCCACTTTCTTCCATTCGGATAGCAATGCAATATGTCGGCCAAACACTTTTCTCCATTTTTGTTTTTGTGTACTGCCCTTGAGGCTGTGTGGTCCTGGCCTCCACACGGACATAAGTACATATTCCAGTAGTTGTTTTCTCTAACAAAGACAAGTGTTTTAGGGTCTATAATCCCCGAAAAACTCTTTGTGTAAATTTTGATGGTTTCTGTGTCATTCATCTATTGACTGCTCCATCAAATCTTTGCCATCACCCTTGTACTTTTCTGACACATAGGCTCCACCCATGGTGTGTAAATCTCCCCAAATTTTTGAACACTTATCTTCTTTATTGAATCTACACATTTTACATTTCCAAGACCTGTTTCTTCTCAAAAGAGTGTCGCCTTTTACTGTCATTAAAAATCTATGAAGATATTCTATGGTGTTTAAAACGTCATCATGAGACAGAGCTATAGTTACCGGCCCGCCATCTCCTGTATAATAAAATGTAAGTATAACATTTTTATATTGTGGATACAACAAATAAGATGCTAGATGATATATTCTAGGTTGTATCTCTCTTGACAGAACCTCTTCATCTATTTCTTTTTGTGTATAGAAACTTTTCCTTACACCCGTTTTCCAATCAATTATTTCTATAGTATCTTTATCTACTTTGTGAACCAAATCTATAAAACCACGCGCAGCAAATTGCTCAGGCTCATCGTTTTCGTTTTTCACTTCCCATTCTTTTCCTGGCATTTCTAATCTGAACCACTTTTCACTGTCTATTATATCTAAATTATACGGATTATAGTGTTCGTTGGCCAAGATTTCTTCAATAGCTAATCTACATTTTTTGAAATCTGCTGCTTCTTTGAATTCTCCCGTTTCTTTATCTATCCTTGTAGTCACCTTTCTTATTGATATGTTTTCATTTTTTTGCACTTGTTCATCCCATGCCCTGTCCAACAACCACATAGGATCAACATTAGTCTTACCTCTTTTTTTGAGTTTTGCCATCCAATCTATTGTTTGGTGAACAATAGTTCCTTGAAGAGCGGCTTTCCCCGAGTCTGATTTCTGATTCAGTATGTATTGCAGATAATATGCAAATGGACAATGTTTATACATACTAATTGAACTTGCGCTACATCTAGATATATTCATTTTTATTCCAAATTAGATTGTTCTGTGACCTTTTGGGATTCTGTATGTCTTGGTGGTCCGTCTGGAAATATATTTTGTAGATGTTTCACTTTACCTTCCATTGTTGTCAGAAGTTCTGAGACAGGACATGATGGCGGTCTGTCGTCGCTTATTTTGTTACATTGGATCGCGTCTATCAGAACAGCTATACAAGCTAAAGCGCTAGCTAGATGAGGAACTTTTGTATGTTGGTCTTCTTCTTCCCCATTAAACCATTTTTCCAGATGTCTATTTGCGGCCGCATAATATACAGAAGCCTTAACACCTCTATCCCTGTAGTTATATCCACCGTATTTCAAATCCCCTTCTGTCATAGCTAATGCGCCAAAAATTCTTGCTGTCGCCGGGAAAAGACTTAAGTCTATCCTGGACGTTGCCATTCTATCTTTTGGGTTGGTGTCTTTCCTGTCCATATTGTTCTCCCTTTGTAAACCAAAATTTTATTAATGACTAATTAGACAAAACTTCTTCTCTCGACGACACATTCAGTATCGGCAATATTTGTTTGTAAATATCTTCTGGCAACATATCTCCAACATCTTTGCCGTCTTTCAGGTTTACACAAAATACTCTAAAATAATTGTTCAAATCTTTTTGGAGCAGTTGTGTCGCAGCTTGTCCAGCTTTGTCTCCGTCAAAAGTACACACGACCGTTAGAGCCCCCGCATTCTGCAACATCATTCTTTGATGTCTAGAAATACTGGTGCCTAAAAGGGCAACACTATTTTTAATCCCAGCGGTTTCATACGCCCAAACGTCTCCAGGCCCTTCACACAGTATTGCTGTTCCTGTTTTATTCATAAAGTGTTTAGCAAACCATATGTTATATAGAGACGTTTCTCCATGAAAACCTGTAGTATGTTTCCATTTAGCATAAAGACTTCTGTATTTTTTATCTGGACATTCTTTTCTCTCTGGATGATGATACATAGAACAATTTACGCACTTATCATATATACTTCTGCCAGACCAACCAACAACAATTTTACCAGTGACATCCAAGACAGGGAAAAAAGCCCTTTTATACATTGGTTTTCCCTTCGTGTCACAGAACGATATATGATATTTATCTAAGATGTCTTCGGGTACACCTCTATTTGGATAGTATATAGTGTCCTTTTGCAATAAATGTATGACATCAGTCAATAGAATACCTTCTGAACTTGGTATAGGCTTTTTATTTTTCTTATGCTCTTTAATAATTTTGGCTATAGCGACGTCTTGTGCATCCATTTGAGAATTTTCCCACCCTTTGAGACCAAGTGCTTGTATAATAAATACTACAGATTGTCTAAAAGTCCATGGTTTTTCTGTTTTCCTAGACATCGTACCTCTAACTAGGCCAAAGACACTATTGGACGGTCCTGTTTTTGGGTCTTTATGACAACCTCTTGTCTTACATTGCCAATGACTAGACCTGATAGCCCAGAATAAACCTCTGTCATTATTGCCATCATGAACAGGACAAGCTGATTGTATGTAATCATATCTTTCTGTATATTCTATACCAAGAGCATCAAAAATTTCTGTTATTCTCTCACACGCTCTTTTTTGTATAAAATCTATTTCTGCTTTTTCAAACTGTTTCACTCTGTGTATTCCCCAGTATCGATTGAGAAACTAATGAAAATGGTTTTCCTTCTTTTAATTTAGCCTGCTCAAGCCTATTTAATACATTGATATAATCTCCGTTCTGCATTCCAGGCCCATATCTTGTATCTGTGACAAGAAGCTTCTTCGTTCCATTAGATGGTGGGTCTTCGTTTAGTTCTGTTTGAGATTTTTGTTTAAGAATTGTAAAATTAGAACATAGCCAACCTATTCTGTCTGAGCCAGATATTACTTCTGCCCCCTCTTTTTCAACTCCGTCTCTGTTTAATTGAACAGTAGCTAGTATCGGCAGCTTAAATTTTACTGCAAAATTATGTAAGGCGGTAATCAAAAATCCTAACAACTGATATTCTTGTAGATTTTGTTTAAAGCCTGCACTATCCATAAGCTTGAGATAATCATATATGATCAAACATGGTTTAGCAGACCCGCTCGAAGTAAATCCAACAGTTTTTGATAACCATCTTCTAGCTACCGACATAATCGCTTGAGGATTCATCCCCGCTACGGAAAAATGATCTATCGGTAGATTCTCTATAATTTCTTGACACGCCCATACCGCATCAGATTCGTTTGGATTATTTTGAAACTTACCAGTTTCTATTGTTAACAAATCGACGCCAGACACTAAAGACGTGAGTCTGTGAAGTTGTGTTTCCCCTGTTAATTCTGTATCTAGATATAGAACGGGGATATCATTGCTT